AGAATCTATTATGCCATTTGATGTAATAGCATTTGGATCTCCTGTAGTAAAACTAGTGTCTTGTAATTTTTCTCCAAAAGGACCAATATCTTCATCATCTAAGTTTGTAAATCTATTTGTATATAATCCTAATTCATTAAATCTAGCCATTGGATTACGCATGTCATAAGTAGGCTGATTGTAATTTTTTCCAAAACCAAACTTTCTTCCTAATCCTCGTATAAGATTTCCAATTACACCGCCACTACTAAGAAGGCCAAATAGACCTCCTCGGTTACTTCTAAAAGCTCTTGGGTCATATGCTCTTGCTGCTGCTAGTTCAGCAGGACTCACTGTGTTTCTACTATCAAAAAAACCTGGATTAACTCTTTGACCTGCACCCGCGGCTATGGCTTCAGACCTGTAGTCTCTTGCTTGTTCTGGCATAACTCCAGGTGCTAAACCTGTTACTCCCATCTGTGCTTGAACATCTCTTGTATCTCTTGAGTTTGTACTACCTGTTTCAGCAGCACTAGTTGCTGAACCAGACATACCTACATCTTTACCACCTTCAATTGATCCATAACCATTTAAACTCATAATACCAGACGGCCCCTTGTTGACGCCACCTTTTAATGATCCATGTAAATCTTTTTTAACTAATAAATTTTTTTCTGCTTTTGTAATATATGCTAATTCTGTTTCAGGATGATCTGGACTAGATTTCCATTTAACAGGAGCTGTAACTTGTTTTTGTTTACCTAAGTAGTTTCTTACACCACCTTGCATTTCATATTTTATTTTTTTATCAATCATCGTCTTTTTCAGATGCTGCACCTAATGCAGGCATCTTTGCTACCTTTATTTTTACAGATCTTGTTACATGTTCTCTTTGAGTATCAGTATCTGGATTGTTAATATCATCTTCAGCCTCTTGGTCTGAACTATATTCATAATTAGTTTCTTTATTTCTTAACACTATTTCAGCCTCACATTTTACGACAGGTACTTTTTTACCGTCTACTTCAATATATTCTACTGATCCTTCTTCTTTAAAAGCCATATCTATTCCCTATTTATTTGTAACACAGAAATTACAATATGTAACCTATTTCCTGTGGCTGCAGTCGCTTTTATTATCTCACTTTCTTGAAGAACTATAGGCTGCGATAGTAATTCTAGTGTTTCATTGGCAGATACAGCTTTGGTTTTGAATAAACTAAATACATTTGCTGAGGCATCTGTCAAGGTCAAAGTTACAGTATCTGCGTTCCCCGAGTCCTCAGATACTATTATTGATTTTATTATACCAGTTGTCGATGCAGGAACTGTATATATTACAGTTTCTCCATTAGTTGTCAGGTCTTTTTTAGCGTTTGTAAATACGTTAGCCACCTATAAACCAGGACACTCGTTCCTGCTCCTGTTTGACTTCATCTAAAAATGTAGAATTCAATTGATCCTTCATAATAGTTAAAGCTCTGTTAATTTGTTTTTGATTTGATACATCATACTCTTCTTTTGGTTCTGGTAATCTAATATTAATTTTTGTCATTATCTTCTACCATCTGGTTGTATGTCTAGTCTAAGTGTGCCATATCTCCATGACTCACTAGCTGTATCGTTTTCTATTTTTATATTTAAAAATCTACCTCTAGCTCTTGTATCTTTTTTAAGAGTAGATGATGTTATTGTAAATGGACTTAATGCAGTAGTTACTTGTGTATCTTGTGGATATCTTTTTACACCAAGAGTTACTTTTGCATTACCCTGCAGTGATTTAAAATCAGGAACAAATCTACGTAACGCTAGAAAAGCTTCACCAGCTAACTTTTCTTTCATACCTCTTTGTCTAGCTTCAAGATCTATATCAAATGATTTTATAAAAGATGTAAGAGCTGTAGTAGTACCATTTGGATTTACTTGATCTGTTCCTACTTCATGTTCAAATAATGTTGTTTGACCTAAACCAGACTCACCAACTATTGCAGGAAAAGTACCTGTAGCTGTAGAATCATATTTTGTTGCAAAAGGTTTTGGATATATAGTTGCATCAATCCATGATGTTCTAGCTTCTGTTCCTGTGTACCATATACCACCAGGCATTTTTATAAGTGAAGATTCTCCAAAATTAAATACAACATACTTATCATTGTACTCTGAATTAGATGATGGGTAATACCAAACAATTTCTGTAAATAAATTATTAAGGCCTGCTGTTATTTGTTGACCTTTTGTTGTGTCGATATTTTCAAATACATGGTCTTCAACTGTGCATGGTAAAGATTTTACTGTACCATCAAATGCAAAAAAACCTTTAGGTGACATCCAGTATGCAATACCATCTATTTCAACTGCAGCGTTCTTACCTATTAGTCCACAGTTTGTACCTACTTGTTCAAAGCCAAATGTAAATGGTGCACCGACAAACTTCATTGTGTATAAAGCATTGTCGGTCCATATCAAGATTGTCTCCTTAGCTTTTAATGCTCCCATAATTTTTGTACCATCTTGTAATCTTTGTGTGCCTGCAGTATTAATAGCTGTTGGTGCATAAGTATTAATACCTTCTTGATCAGAAAATCTTATAAACATATCATCCTGAGACGTTGTAGTTCCTATTGTTGTTTCTGTTGCAAGGTGAATTAAGTGTCTTGTTGTTGGTGACACAAGTGTAATTCTACTTGCTGTTGGGTTAGATGATGTAGAAAAATTAGTTGTTGTTGTAGACGCTCTATTTGTAAGTGGTGTAGCTGCTCCACCATTCCATGTAAAAGTTTTACCGTTTGCAATAGTTGCAATTAATACTTCACCAAAATTATCTAATGACCATAGTCCAGGTTCTAATGCAACATCAGATGCAGCTGCTGCTTCACCCCAGTTACCATTACCATAACTAGTTACACCCCAACCATAACCATATGTTTGTGCTCTTGGTCCAACTGGTTCGTAAGGTTTAATACTTAAACTACCACCTGTTGATACAGTGCCACTTGCATTACTAACTTGATTAATTGTAAATGTGCCTGTCGTTGGTACAGCTATAACTTGAAAGTTCTTATCTTCAAATTGTGTATTAGTAAAACCTGTACCACCTGGTAGTGTTACAGAATCTAATTGAACTATATCTCCAACAGCTAATCCATGTGCAGC